GTGTGATCAATAACGGTTTCATTAGGGTGAAGTATTGCATTAAAGCCACCTTTACCATCGACACCGCCAGAGCGTGAACCCATCCCGGTAAAGCCGCCACCGTCAAAACCAGGATGCTTAGTACCGCCAAAACCAGTGCTACCACCGCCACCGCCACCACCACCGCCACCAGGAAACGCATCCGTAATAGCACCAAAGATAGATTGAGTAATGTAATACTGGACGAGCATTTGTATCAGGCTATCAATAACAGACTTAGCCATCGCTTTCATTGCATCAGAGAACTTCTCAGCCCCAGTAATAGCATCGGTGAATCCTTTAGTAAATGCACCCATTGCGTTTTTAGTGAGGCTAGTCATGCCCTCCTCAAGAGTTGGCAGCGTTTTTTGCCAATCTTCAAACGTCTGTTTCATAGCGCCAATTACTATCGTGCTGGCTTTGACTTTTTCATCCAGAGATACAAGTGGTTCAGTAATGCTTTCTAGGACAGGTTTAAACTCTTCAACTGTTTTTTTAGTGCCGAGAAGTACTGCGATCAATCCATCTAAATTGATTTCTGGCAATTCATACGAACCTTTGCCCATAGCCTCCAGAACGGCCATTGCGTTTACTAACTCATCTCTTTTAGCATTTAACTCGTCAGTATCCCACCACTCAGCAATCCCTTCCTCACCAAAAAATCGGAACCTGTCCAGCGGGTTTTTAGTGGCTAACATTTCATCGACTATTTTTAAATCTTTTTGCAACGCACCAAAGGTAGATTTGCCAGAAATTCTGTCCCACTCAGCCCTTGCGCTAATCATTGCGTTGTACATTCCAATGACTGCGTTGCCAATAGTCTCTACGGCTCTCACCGTTTTAATTGCGCCCTCAATAAAATTACTTGCTAAAGACCTAGCAAGCCCATCAATGCCGCCTTTGGAATCATCAATAGCTTTTAATAACTTATCTTTGAAGGCTGTCGCAAGCGCTTCGATAGCAGGGGCAAGTTTAGCGACCACCTGATTCGTAACGCCCCTAAACATAGTTGTGAGCTTAGTCAAAGCATCGTTTGCATCTTCAACCCCTTTAGCCGCGTCACCAGACATAACAATGCCAAGCGCCTTAGCCTCACCAAACATCTCATTCAAACCGTCACGGCCTTTACCAAGCGTTACAACTAAAGCTGCACCTTCAGAGTCAAAGAGCTTAAAAGCTAAAGCAAGCTTTTGCGCTTCGTTTGTTTCTTTAGCAAAGGCATCGGCTAACGCAAGCATTCTCTGATCAAGAGGCATATTAACTAACGCACGAGCGTTTAAACCAAGAGCTTTGAGCGCACCTTTTGCCTCTCCAGTTCCCTTCGCGGCTTCCGCAGTTCGTCGAGTAAATCGCTGTAAAGCCATATCCATTGTTGTTGTGGCTATGCCAGTGAGGTCTGCGGCAAACCGAAGTTTACTCAACGCTTCAGTTGTTGTTCCGATTTTATCAGCGGTCTTTTTGAGAGAATCCGTTGCATTAAGGGACGACTTAACAAGAAATCCAAACCCAGCAACACCAGCCACACCAATTAAAGCAGTTCGCATGCTAAAGATTGATTTAGTTAAACCCCCTAGAGCCCGGCCGACAGAACCAAAACCTTTCTTGGTCTTGTCAACTGCACTGATTATAATCTTGGTGTTCTCAGCCATCTTGTTCACTCTTTATTTGGAAGTAAGCCATCCACTCGTTAAAGTCGGTGACGGACATTTGTTGTGCTTCTGAAATAGACATGTGCAAGCGATCAGCCAAAGCTAATAAACTCATCCTTGAAGGATCGCGTTTTAGTTTTTTATTTGATTTTCAACCGATTCAATTTCTGCAAACATTTGCTGAGCGATTTCAGAGATAACTGCTGTTTCCTCTCCCATTAAATCTATGCGATCTTCAGCATGTTTAAACAACTTATCTCCTGACTTATCCATTGCTTTCATAAGGATAAGATCAACCATTGCACCGATAGTCGTATTCTCTAAAAACTTAGGATGCTTTTTCTGTAATTGGTCAAGGTCATAACAACTAATTGGGCCGCAATACAAAGTAAAGGGAACACCATCCTCATTAGCCCAAGCTGGAACCACTACCTCGCGCAGTGGGATTACACGCCTTGAGCGTAAATCTCTAGCAAGACCCATTAATAAGTCCCCTCTGTTAAGCCGTTAGAGATTTGCATAACAAAGCTTGCCTCAACTAAGCCATCAGGAGAGTTGCTTACAGAGCGACTTGTTACCAATCCAACACCTGTATATTTCTTTTGACCAGACCCTGTACCGCCCGGATTGATTTCTATGTCAAGTAATGCACCAGCATCCATAACGACTTGCTGCGCATCCAGATGATCGTAAAAACAATCAAGGTTTAAGATTCCATCTTTTAAACCACCTGTGTAGTTTTTAGCTGTATCGCCCATTGTCGTGCTATCAATAGGCTCAATAGTTTCATCAAAATTAAACGTCCTTACCTCTCCGACGACAGCCTCTGCTGTTCCGACTAATTGCAAAAAAACCGATCCACTTGTTCCCGATATTGTAGCCATGTTGTTATCCTCTTTTCTAAGTTGTGCCGCGTGTGTATTGGTACATAACGCGAACCGTTAAAATGACCCCACCGATAGGGTCTATTTGTCCTTCATCAATCTCTACTTGGGTTATCTGCGTATCTAACGCAAACCCACCCCTTGTTCTGTCCACATCAAGACCCTCTTCAATAGTCTCAATGATGTTGTTCCTTGCCTGGTCTATTAGCTTGCCTTTAACAAAGCACACCAGTTCATAGTTGATGGTTGCCATTCTCTTAGCTAACGATCCACCCACCGTCGAATCCTCACGGCTATCATCTGCGGTTCTAACCAAGATGGCTGGGTATTGGGCGTTTGATAGCTGCTCGAAATCAAATGGCTGCCGGGTAACGTAGCTCAAGCGCAAGGGCGAATGGACAGCCTTAAGCGTTGTGACGATATTCTCTGCGATTGATTCTCTAACGCTCATCTAAAAACCTCGTGAACTTCTTGCCTAGTTCTTTATTTTCAGCACGACTAAAGCCAAAGAACGGTCTGGTTCTGTTATTGCCTTTAATCTTGTCCTGCTCTACGTCTCTAGTGAATGAGATGACAGCTCTTTTATTATTGGCTTTTGCCCTTATCGAACTCATCATCTGACCAGTAAAATCAAGGTTTGGAAGAACCCCTTTTCCGCTTCTTAACCTAACGCCAAAGTACCCATCATTGGAGCCTTTCTTGCTGTATGCTTTAAACTTGCCACCTTCAAACCCCATACCCTTTTCAGTACGCTCTAAGATCGTGACAATCCCAACCTCTGCCGTCCTAGATAAGGCGCGTTTGACGTTTGCCTGTACCGCCTTCCGCATCTTCTTAGGGATGTCTTTGAAGTTCTTAGGCTTAATATTGACCTTAACTGCTAGGCTCATCTGACTAGGCGACCATCGTTAATAGGCGTTCTTTCTGCTTCATCCACTGTTCCGTCATCGTTAGAATCGTACTCAACCCCATCCTTAAAACAGGCTTCAAGCTCTTCGTTATAACGTGACCTATAAAAATCAATCATTCCCTGAAAGCGATCACCATCAACCCAATTTGTAAGCTGGGGAAGTGCGTACTTCCAAAGAACTAAATATGCGTTGGCGCGAGTCCATTGAGAATCAGTGAGCAAAGCTGGCTTTAACTCGCCACTGTAACCACGTTGATCCCACCATACAGCGCGTATATGTCGCTCTATATCGGCTTGGGCTTTTGCGTGTTCTGTTGAGAAGGAATCAATCCCGAAACCCAGGATGTCTGGCAATATGTCGAGTAAGTCTGAATCGTTTGAAAATGCCATAATAACCTCAATAAAAAGCCCCACCCCCGAAAGGATGAGGCTTGTCTTTACAACTTAACCAAGTATCAAAGCAGTATGCTCTGGCTTGATGTTTTTCACACCCCAAGCAAGGGCGACTTCATAACGCACTTTACGATAGCCCGGATACATGGCAAATTCCATAGTAAGTCCAGACCGTGGGTCAGTGATAGTGGTTACATCTACGGCCATATCACCTTCTGCTGGTCGAGCTGGGGCGCGAGCCGCGAGAACGATTGCAGATCGGTTAAACGCCATGTTACGACTAGAAGCAGCAGTCTTAGAGATTGCTTTAGTAGCCGCAGACATTGCAACGCGCAACCCAGGAGCGGCAAGAGTGATCGTATCGCCAGCCGCAGGGTTAGCACCAGCAAATACTGCTGAAGCAACAACGTACTTATTCGTGTCACCAGCAAAGGTCAAAACATCGCCAGCAACCGCGTTTCCAGTACCACCAGCAGCCAAAGTAAGTACAGTTTTACCAACCGCATAACCAGCAGCGTTAGTTGTAGCCGCACCAGCAATCGCACCAGCCGCCTGATCGACAATCTGGGCAGACTCACGAATCGGCATTCCGTTGACATCAAGCAATACACCTTGACGTAACATCGAGTCAGTACCAGCAGAGTTAACCGCTGATTGCTTACCTAGAAAATTGACACCTGCACTAGTGTTAATGACTAATTGATTGTCCTGAAGGGGCGCACCGTTGTCTTTTAGTATCTTTAGGGCGTTAGACGCATCAGTGTAATCGTTAGCCGTTCCAAAAGGAGTCGTGCCAGCAGTTCCGTGAGCGCGTGAGAAAGTAGATTGCAAGCCACACAGATCAGATTCTACCTCGTTGGTCAACTTACGAATTGCTTGTGCAATGCGTTGAGCGCGAACGCTACCGTATCCAGGCCCTGTGTCCAAACCTTTCTGCTCTTCACCGTTAAAACCAAACTCTCTAAAACGAGATTTAGTAATAATAATGTCCGTGAATCCAGAAGTTTGACCAGTAGGATCAGGAACGACCATTGCTGGGGTTACATCTCCACCGTTGCCTTCGGGTTCAATATCAACGCGAATAGCTTGTCCTACAGCAGCTTTGTTTGCTGATGCATTCATTGTAGCAGATGGGATCATTCCAGTTAATTCTCTGGATACGATGTCCAACGCTTCGTATATTTCGGGTATAAGACCCGTAAGTGTGTTCTCTGCCATGTTATATATTCCTTAAATTTTATTCGAGAGTTCCCCCGCTGCGGATAAAGTCCGCACGCTTTTGGGGATTGAGTTTTTCAAAAGTTTCACGACTCTGCGTTTTTCCGAGGTCGCTGGTGCCACCAGCTTTGCCCATGCTTCCTGAACCGCCTTGAGTAGCACGGACAAAATGAGGGTTAGCAGTTAAGAATTCTGATACCGCTTCGTTGACTGTTAGCAAATTGCCCTTGTCGTTATACCGGGCAACATTATTTGCATCTGTCACTTCCACTGTACCGTCCTCGCTTAGACGAACTTGATGCCTTAGCAGAGTAGATACTTGATCGGGGTTTACAGCGTTGTTAGTTGAGGCTGCTGATAATAAAGCACCATCCACTAGGGTTGATTGAAGCTTTGACTTGTACGCGCTGATTTCCTGATCTTTCTTGTTTACTGTGTCCTTAAGGATTGATTCGAACTCTCCTCGTTGCTTCTGTGTTTCTAGGTTGGCATCCTCACGCTCTTTGAGCATCTGTCGTGCTTCATCAAGATTGATGTCACCGACTTCCCTCTGGTATTTGCGCTCTGCTCTTTCAAGCCTAGTTGCTATTAGCCTATCTACATCGGACTGTGTAAACGTCTTTTCCTGTGTTTGTGTTGCTGCTGTTTCAGTCTCAGCGTCTGGTGTTGCCATGATGTCATCGCTCATGTTGCGTTCCTCTTTCGAGTGGTTAGTTAATCGTATATAGGTCGCCAGTGGTGTTCGCAGTTATAGCCACCACGCGCAATCATTGCGTCACTTGATGACTTGCCTTTCCAGCTTCCCGCCCATATCTGAGCAATCTGTTCGTCGGTGTATGTCTTTCCTGCGTGATCTCTGCAAAATTGCCGAGAGGTTTCAGTTTTCCCACCAAAGTATTTCCATTTTGTTGCACCGTTTTGACGGCCTGTTGCCACGTTTACTGAGGCATCAAATTGCATTAATGAGTCTTGAGCGTATGCGTTGGAGTATCGCTTTAAGTTGTTGCCTACCCGGTCTCTTGCATAGATGGTTTGAAGCTTCTCAACAGCCGCAGCGCTTTCAGCAGCCGTTCCATTCTTAGCAATCTCAACAAGCTTCTGGGCCTCTACATTGTCGCTCTGTATGTAGACTCCATTGATGGTCTGCTTGATCGTCTTGAGTGATTGGGCAAAGGCTCTGTTGGTCAGTGTGCTTTGATAGACCTCTGTTGAAAGAATATCGAGGTATTCATTAGCTATTGCCTCAAAGCCCTTAAAGCTTAAGGTTTGCAGTTGTCTAATGATTACCGGGTCAAGAGTTGGGAGCGCGTTGTATGACTTAAGCATTGCGTACGTTGATGCTGTGACGCTCTTATAGCTCTTGATAATCTCTTGGACTTCGACAAGATAGCCTGTATTAATAGCCGCTTTTAGCTGTACCCTTGCGGCTATCGCCCATTCAAGATCATAAAGCTTGCCGTCTCTTAAAGGGGCTGTTGCCATTAGCTCAGTGATTCTTTCCTCTAGCCTGTCAAGCGCATCAGCTAATCGTGCCTGGTGCTGCAATGTAAGCTCTTCTAAGAGGTCAGCGTAGTCAGTATCTTTAGCCATTAGAACTGCCCTAGATCAGCGTTACTTGCGCCCTCTTCTAACTTCTCAATAAGTACATCACCGCCTTCAATATCATCAAGACCGATCTTCTCGCGCACCTCGTTAGGCGTAACGACACCAGCGTCAATGTGATAGCTATATATCTGTGTCTTGTCAGAGAAGTCACCTAATACAGATGCTGTTTCTTCAATCTCTTTGTGCGCTTGTGCCAGTGCCTCATCATCAAGAATAAGATCACTAATCCTTTTATCTATCTCCATAGCAAGCGTGACTGACTTAACCCCTGACGCTCTCATCTGCTGCAAGAATGTCAGCTCTTTGTCATAGTCTCTTAGGTCAAAGGAATCCGGGTAACTGATCTCAACGTCTGGTGTGACCGCTTGCCACTCACAAAAGAGGTTGAACAACTGCTCTTCAGCTAACTCTAGGATGTCGGCTTTCTCTGATAGCTTACTGTTAAGCATCTGAAACTCTGTCTGCAATGCGATACCTGATGAGGTAACAGCAGCAGTACCACGCACAGCACCCATGTGAGACATGCGGTTGATAGACTCCACCTTGTCTGTAATAGCGGCTCGAACAGCGTCTAAGTTCTGACCGCTAGGTTGCATCTGGTAAGGCTTCAAACCTTGATCCATATCGTCAGGTAGATTAATCACCGACCCAGCTCCAGCACTGGCATCAGTGCCAAACGTCTTTACCAGGGTGGGATGATTAGAGATGCGAATAAGCTGCTCAATCTCCGATAACTCTTGATAGATGCTGCGCTGGACGTATGCAATATCAGACAAATCTGACACGCCTATGCCTCTGGTCACTGATCGTTGAGCAGGAAGGAACACAGCGGGTATTTCAGCTAATGGATTCTCAAGCTCCTCAATTAACATCTCATCACCATCCACTACTTTCCAGACTTGGATAGTGTCTTTCTGCCATACGCGATAAAATGTTTCTTCTTCACCATCAGTATTTAGACCAGCCGACTCAAGTACCTTAAGATAACAAAGCACAAACCGACCACTTTCTGATCGCTCATACTCCCAGTTTAAGACGTTCTCTGGCGTGAACATGGTCACATAGGGGCGAATGTCCTGGGCTAACTCTTCGGCTCTTGTACCCGCATTAGACTTAGGCTTATCGAGCATGATCCAAACGTGACCATAGACGGATGCCCACACCTGTGCCTCACGCATAAACGTATTCAATGAACGCCCATCAAGATCACAATCCTTCAGGAACGGATCAAGCGCCACATTGCCAGCGAGAGCATTAAAGGTTCTGGTTGGTGGTACGCGCCATAAGAACGACGAATAGATATGCGTGATGTTCTTGGCGTGGTTGTCCATGCATGTTAGGTCGAGTCTGCGCTGGTAGCTGTCCTCATCCTCATTGACATAATGCGTAAGGTATCTGCCCTCACGATAATCTGCCCCACCCAGGTAAGAACGCAGATAAAACGACCATCTGTCTTTATACTTCTCGTACTCTGGATGCGTATCTTCAATCTGTATTTTTGCCATTTATGTCCACCGGGTAGGCTGTTGCACTTGGTAATCTGTTCTAACT